TGCTTGTTCTATCAGCTTGCCATCTTTATAAATCTCAAATGTCTTCGGTGCTAGACCACGCCTAACCATGTATTTGGTGATTCCAATATCAAATTCTACCTCAACAGTACAATTCTTCTTATTTACACTGTTGACCAATTGAGGAATATTGATGTTCCTAAAAGGAACTCCAAATAAACCAAAAGTAATAGCATCTAAGAAGGCAAATGACTTTCCATCACCATTACGCCCAGATACAAGATAGTTTCCCTTCTTACCAAAGTCTATCTCGGTAAAGTTATTGCCAAAAGAACCAAAATTCTTGAATCTCAGTTTTGTAAACTTAATCATTATCTAGACTTTCAAAATAAATATCATGCACCATTTTCTTGAGTTCGTCTTTGTTCTTTACATCAATTAATTGATCAATTTCTTTTTCGATAAAAGATAACGTATCAACACTCAAATCTGCAACATCATTTGAATCATCTGGTACGAATGTCTCATCTACAATAGAAATCTCATGGGCATTTGCAGAATTGATGCCATCAATGAATTTTTCGTAAGTTGCTGGATTAGTTTTTCGCTGAACTATAATCTTTACAAGCTTATTCTCATATTGAGAAAAATCTATTTTGTCGATCTTTGGAGTTGCACTGTCATCATAAAAAATTCTATGGAAAATACAATTTCTATTTTGAATGTATTCTAATTCTCTAGATTTCAAATTAAACACATGAAACCCTTTGGCTTCATTGATGTCAGAAAATAACATCTGGTATTGAGTACCAAGATAATAAATGTTCTTATGTGATGATTTTAGATGAAAATGCCCAGAAAGAACAATTTCAAACTTACTAAGAACTTCATCTGACATACCGCCATCAAACTTAACACCACGAAGAACTTCATATCCAGTCAATTCAAAATGCCCACAGGCAATAGTTGCTTTGCATTTCTTGAGTTGCTTGACAATATCTTTCTCATTTGAATCATTGATCCAAGGAACCATAGCGATCTCAGTTCCATCAATGTTGATAACATCAAACTCTCCATAGGTCTTAATATTATCAAAGGCTGGAAGTAGCTGACATACAGAATTGACCCGATTTGTATTCTTGTAATAGGTGTCGTGATTTCCTACTAAGCAATGCATTTGAATTCCCATTTCCTTCAAAGGAATTAGGACTTCATTCGTAACTCTGTTTAAAGTATTAAAATTTATATACTTTCTTCTATCGAAGAAATCTCCAAGGTGGATTATTGTATCAATTTTATTTTCTTTTAAGTAGGGGAAAAATTGATCTCTAAAAAATTCTATGAAGTAATTTAAAAACAAATCGGAATCATTTCTGATTCCGAAGTGGGTGTCATTGATGACTGCTATTTTCACATTAAACCTCTTTTAATGACTTTTTTCTTTTTTCTAGTCTTCTTTTTGGCGTTTCCGCCAGCCTTTTCTTCAAATCTTTCCACATCTCTTTCTGTGAGATTGAACACATCTGCTAATTCAGGCTTGCCGTCCTTCTCAAAGTAGTTTTCTTTAAACCACTTGTAGAATTTATCGTCGGCATTTTCTTCCATTATCTTAAATTTTACATATGATTGCTTCTTTTCCTTCTCAATTCTTCGAAGGAATGCATAGTATATAATTTGAGTAAAATAAGAAAAGGGGTTTGAGGATTTATCTGGGTTAAAATTGTGAGCATACATCAAACAATTTTCAATTCCATCCCCCACCATTTCTTCCCTGTAAGGGTAGTTCATGAAATTTGGTCTGTAGGACAGATGTTCCGCGATTTTTAAGAAACATTCAGCGATATAGTCAGTTACTGGTGGTCTATCCTTGCCATTTTTTTCAGCCGTTCTGACTTTCTTAATCCACTTTGTCATTTCATCATTAAACTTTGAGTTATCGATGTAATGTCCTTTTGTGGCAGGCTTTATGATTTCTGGTTCTATTTGAACTGCAAAATCATCAAAGCCTAAATCATCTTCGTCCTCTTCTAATTCAATTTTTTTCTTCTTTTGTTTAGTTTTCTTCATAATTACATTATACGTCCAAATAACATAAGAGCAATGGGGGTATTGACAGAATTGTTTTCCTTGCTACAATGAGCGTGTACGCGATGGACAAGGGAAATTATACTTATTAGATACTATAGAGTACTTTAAGTATCCTCTGAGTCTTCCTCAGATATATCTTCAGAGTTATCTTGAAGAAGTTTGCTTGGATCATCCGGCCAATCACTCAAATCAATTTCTTTAAGTTCTTTTTCTGAGAGTCTTTCCATTTCAGGAATCAACGCATCATCTTCAGCGAGTTCAGCAAACATCTCAGGATCTAAAACTCCAGTATCAATCAGATCTGCAATAATATCTGGTGGGAAAAATAAAAACATTCCAACCATATTTGGTTTCTTTTCTGGAGGTTCGGGGGTAGAAGTATCTTCTTCTTCCTTTTTGGAAGTCTTGCCAAAAAGTTCTTCTTCCATTTTCTTTTGAATCATATTCATCATTTGTGGATTCATTCCAGAAAATCCTAAATCACTTGGAAGCTTAGGAGTTACATCTTCAATCATTTGCTTATAGAGATATTCTTGATCTTCGCGCATTTTTTGTTTCTAGTATAGAAAAACAGTTTCCTTAGCAGGATTTAGAGTAGTGGCAATATGATCTTTTGGCAATTGAACATCCAACTCGTTGGTCAATTCAAGCCAATTACGCATGATCATAACTTCTTTTGGATAACCAGAGTTGTCAACCATGAGAACCGATTTCACAACCATGGGTCTACTAATTTTAATGGTCATATCATCCTGACTATCGATCAAGCCAATTATTTCTTCACCACTTTTCAACTTAAAGATCTTGTAGTCTACTTCCATAATGACCTCCATTAGTATTTATGAATCTTGATTGAGATTTATGAGCTTAAATGGAAATTTTTCATTTTCATAAATCTTTAATCGCTCTATGAAATGATTAAATGTGTGGTTCGTGTACTTCTTGTATCTCAAATCATCAACAAGATCATAAAGAGTCATATGCGTCTTGTTATCAGATTTTCTTAAACCTCTACCAATAGACTGAAGCACACGGACTACTGATTTTGACGGAGATGAGAAAACAATATTGTGAATATTCTTAATATTAATTCCAGTAGAACATGTACCATAAGATGCTATGAGAATGCTGTCTTCAAGTGTATCTATTTTCTGCCGAATGAATTCTCTTTCGTCAAGAGGCACTTCTCCTGAAATGTAGAAAACCCTTTTATCAAAGTCTTTCATCATATCATATAACTTTTTACCGTGTGTTTCCACATGACTGAACAAAACAAGAGTATTACCCTTTAATGATTTGCATAGCTGATGAATCATATTGTATCTTTTCTCACTAGAAAAAATAAAATCAAGTTCATCCCGATAATCTACTCTCTTTACTTTATTACATTCTTCAAGAGAGTATTTAAATATCAAGCAATTGATATTAATATTGCTTAATACATCTTTTTCAATCAAAGATTTTGTGGTTGTTACTTTGTAAAGTGGTCCAAACAAACCTTCAATTATAAATTTATGAACCTTAGTATTGTCAAGGGTTCCAGAAAGACCGAATCGTATTGGGCAATTCTTCATCTTTTCCATTATCATGGATAAAGATTTTGCTTTAAACAAATGACATTCATCGCCAATCACAGCATGAAAGTTGTCGAAAAACTTTTCATTCTCTCTGAATATACTTTGCCATGTTGAAATGACAATCTTTTTATCAATTGCCTTAGATTCCCCAGCATATATTTTTTTAACATTTGCCTTAACATCCCAGCCATTTAATTTTGAATAATCTGCAAAGTCGTTGTATAACTGAGCAACTAGACTTGTTGTCGGTACAACAATGAGAATACTTTTATCCTTTGGCATATTGTCGATAAAATAACGAATCAAAGAATAAATTATCAACGATTTGCCTGAACCAGTGGGAGAAAGAAGTAATGCTCTTTTATTCCTGATTCCGTGTGTTACTGCATTGATTTGATAATCATGTGGAGTAATAATTTTTCCACCACTTGATACCTTGAGATAATCTGTTATGAATTTACGAATGTGTTCTTCTTCAATGTAAGAAGTTTCTTCATTGATTTCATTCTTGTATGAATAATGTCGATCATCGAAGAATTTCTTAACATAAGGAAGCATTCCTTTGTAAATTCTCTGACTAGCAAGGTTATAAAGACGAATCTTACCATCCCATAATCTCTTTCTAAATGATGGATTGTATTTGTGATTTGGGACTGTGAATGTAAAATAGGTATTAAGCTCTTTAGCGATGTCTTTTGGACATCGTATCTTGATGAATGCATCATCAACAGCTTCTATTTTAATCTCATTGTCCATTAGTGAATTTAATCCAATCAATTGCTGATCTAATATTCCATTGGCGACCATTTACAATCTTAATGACTCCATCAAGATAATTTACCATTTCTTTCTTTTCTGCGATCTTCCCTTCAAGGTTGATAATGTCATCATCAGCTTCAATGAACTTATCTACATCTGTCTTGAGAATATTGAGTTCAAATGGTTCCCATTTAAGCTTTTCTAATTCTTCTCTGCTCAATTTGCCCATGTAGTAAAGCCATTTATATTTTCTTAATACTTTCATGGTTCTTTCTTCCATAGAAAGTTCTTCTTTATATTTCTTGAAAAAGAGCAAATACTTATTATGAATCTGTGGTGTTATTACAGATTCTTGGGCCAATTCGGTAATATCAATCTTGAGGTCTTTTTCGACCTGTTCTTTAAGTTCATCGAAATTCATAATTTAAGTATACACAAATACAAATAAAATCAATCTAAAGTAGTATTTCCCGGATCGGGCTTAAAGCTGTAGTATGTATAGGCAAAACTAGCACTTACTCTTGCTGGCTCGGATGCAGGCAGGGTTGTATCAAAACCAATGCCACCTAATGATATGGGGAATATGTCAAAGAAGGTAGCAGTAATATTTGCTGTATAAGAACTCTTCTGAATAATAAGAGTTCCGGTTGATGTAAATTTATTTTCAGGAATATTATAAGTACAATCTGAATCAAGATTACCAATATTTCTCATCCATCTATAAATCTCCAACCAGTTAGTCATGTTTTCATCTACAATGAATTCAATATCAAGATTTGCAAAATTATAAGTTCCAAGTGGTCTTTTTACTGGAACACCTAATGTGGTTGGCTGATCAAAATTTGGAGATATAATACCGGGCAACGATACTTTCTGTAAAAAGAAAGTTGTTGTAGGAATTCTAGACAACTTAAAGGTATAAAAATTCCTATTAAGTTGACTAATATTAACTGGATAATCAGCTTGCGCCATAATGTATGTATAATGAAAAAGGGAGAGGATTTCTCCTCTCCCTTCTCATTTCCTTTTATAGAAACTTATCAGTTACCAGTGTTACCGTGGAGGTTGGTGACTGCGAAGAGTCTATAGTACTGATTCTTACCTTCGGTCATGGTTGCACCAAGTGGCGAACCAGCGTCGCGGACGAATGGATTCTCGACCA